GCTGTAAGACTTCACGAGGATCACCGTTAGTTAATATGACCTTACCTGCTTTAACCTGTGGGTTAGAGTTTCTAGGCATACGAGAAGCATCCATAGCTATCATAGGATGTATTGTCAAAGCAAGTGCGTCTATACGCGCACGTAGTTCTGTGTCAAGTGCTTTCTGTGAGTTGTATCCCTTTTCACACACACCTCTACCCCAGAAACGGCTAGGTACTACATCCCAAGGGAAAGCAACAATAGGTCTATCTTGCATCATGTAGGGGTTTTCTTCCGCTTTTAAAAGAATACCATCATTAGCAATTACAACCATAGCCTCTACATAATAAGAATCTGAGCTATCATCCTCCAACTCTCCCATAAGAGAAACTTCTTCTTCCTCTATCTCTTCCTCTGTATTTTCAGACTCTTGAGCTTTCTTAAGTAAGTGTCTAGGAACTAAACCATAATATTTAGTTAGCCTAATCTTATCTTCAGCAAAGGTAGTTAAGTCTTGGTCAGGTTCAATGTTAAAGTCAGTAGACGCTATAGATAAAGTTTCGTCACGATAGACTCCCTTTTCTTGTAACTGTTCTACTAAGTGTGTTGACACAAACTCATCAACAGCACAACCTAACGCTGACTCAATGTCAGTAGCTACTGGGTCTATTAGAAAGTTTTGGGGCATTACAGGACGTAACTTTACACAGGTACGGTCTTTAATTGTAACACCTACTGCCTGTAGTTCTCCACCCATCATCGGTTGTGAGGCAGGAGCCATTTCCTTCTCTTCTTCAAGGACAATCTCTGCAATGCCTGTACCAAACACAGCGGCATTAATAATACACTCAGCTATTGCTTTTCGTGCTTTGTTCTTTTTAAAGTCTCTCTCTAGGTTTTTACGTAAGAGAACAATGTCAGCGGTATCTTCATCGTTTAAATCATCACGTATATCAAACCACTTACCACGACCAAAAGTAGCTTCCTCTAGTTCTGCAACGGAAGACTCAACGGCCTGTTGCAGTGCAGGGGAAATAATCTTAGACCTTTCTGAATCCCTTGTTCTATCTTCAGGAGACCACTGTCCTCTCCATAGCCTGTAATATTCATCAAACTTGTCGGAATAATTGGCCTCGTAATGATCACGCCAATTATCACATTTATCCATAACCCAACCTTCTAGGTCTTGTTCTATAGAGAAATCTTCTTTATTTTCTAACATAGTTAATACCCTGCGTATTTATCTAAGTATTCGTAGTCTTCCTGTTCATAGTCATAAGCATAGGAAACTTTAGCTAACTGGTCTATATATGCTAGTGAATCTATTAAATCATCGTGGACTAGTGGGTTGGGGAATTGAAATAACTCATCAAGAAACTGACTGTTCCAATCTCCTTTGTTTAATGTAATGTTACCATGCTCAAAGCGGCCTTGTAAAGCCCATACTATCCTATCTATTTTCTTTTTGTTACCATGAGTAAGTTCTTCAATCCTAAAAAACCTTTGATTCTTTTTCATTTCATTATTAAGGTAAGGGTAGACCGCATTCTTAAGTGCGCCTTTTTCTATTCCTACTGCTACTGGTCTGTAGTCTCTGACTGCTTCAAAGATTCTTCTGGCGGTCTCTTCAACACCCCACCTCCCATGTATGATATTAGCAACCCACCATCCTTTCGTACCTGCCTTAACCACAGAAATTGCCGTTTGGTCAAGCCTTTTGGTTTTGGTTGTGACCTTAGAAACTTCAGCAAATCCTGCCAAATCGACAGCAATGTAAAAGTCACCACCTTCAGGCTCCTCTGTATCAAACTTAACATTTTCTTCCTTAAAGAGTTCACTATCATTTGCTTCAAAGGAAGCCATAAACTCCTGTCTGAAGGAAAAGGAAGACATTGATTTCTTAGCCGCTTCAATCTCTTCAGGGTCTAGCAATGGGTTATCATAGCTTGTAAAATGAAAACCTGCAAAACTAGGATCATCAGATACACAAGCGTATGTATATAGTTCATAAAAGTGATTACGTCCCATAGGCGTACCTATAAACAACGCATCACCCTTTTGGTCAGCCAAGGCAGGTCTCAGTATCTGCTCCCAAACCTCTGGCTTCATGTCAGCGTACTCATCCATTACTAGGAACTTAAGGCTGACACCCCTCATTGTCTCTGGTCTATCCGCACCCTTTAGGGCAATTACAGCACCATTAATGAGTTTAATCTGTAGGTTATTAACGTGGCTAGAGGCTATGACGTTATGTCCTAACTCTAGTAGCATCTGCCACATAATGTCCCTAGCCTGTCCCTGTGTAGGGGCAACGTAGAACACATGGCCTTTGGTATCACTAAGGGCGCGGAGTATTAACATCCATGCCGCTAGTCTACTCTTACCTGTACGTCTACCTGCGGCTATAACTTTAAATCTTGTTTCGTTGTTATATACTTTCTGTTGCCACGGTAGAAGAGAGACATTTAAATCAGTCAAGGGATTCCTTAAACGTCTTAGCTGTTTTAGCTTTTTCTTCTTTTAGTTTGTCGTTAAAATCTGTCGTTATAAATTTTTTAAACATATTATTCATTGGGTACTTTTCATTACTATTGTTTTTTACACCGTATAGGTTTTCTAAGTGCCAACTATATTTTGTTTTTAATAGCTCCTGTAAATCAGCTTTATCTCTTGTACTAGGGTTTTTCTTTTTATTTCGGTTGATAATATCGCTAGCTTTGTTATAAAACATTGCCGCTTCTTTTTTCTTTTCTTTAGACCCTGTTTTTATTTGTCGTTTAGAAGACCTTAAAATATCGTCTCTTATAAAATCTAACGCTTTTGACCAGTCTGTTTTATTCATAGCAGTAGCAAGGTCTATTATTCTGTTTGCTGTTTCTGTTGAAGCATCTGTTCCTTCCTGATGTCTATACTCATGCGCCCATAAATTCGCGGTGGCGGCTTTATCTATAGCATTAACTGTGTTTGCTTCTTTTGGTATAGAAATTAAACTATTGTCTTGTGCTTCGAAAACATAAGGTCTGTCGCTTCCCTGTTCTCCAACCGAAAAACCTTTTAAAGTTAAGCTATTCCTTCCTATTTGTTCAGGAGTAAGTCCGTGATACCTTGCAAGACTAGGGTCAAGAGTGCCTTTATAATTAGAGTAAGGAGCAATAGCCATTTGAAAATCTATATCACCCATCTGCATTCCCTGCAAGACATTTTTATAGTCTAGTCCGTTTTCTTGAGATATGCGTTTTGCTTTCTGCTCTAAAGTTTCTCTGGACATATTAATAGCACCACATTACAGGAGACTCACCAACGTCCAACTTGCGGATGTCAACATGGACAAAGCTGTCAGCAACTCCGATACCGTTGAACCCCATCGCAGTGGCGTGTTTAACGATGTCATACCTTTGCTGAGAATTCTCAGTCCTGATGTCACAGGCGATACCTTGTGCGTGAGTTCCTGCAACTTTTTTCTTAGCCTCTATGGGGTGACTAGGGTCTCTGTAACCACTAGTGATTATAAACGGAAAACCACATACATAACGTAGGTGATCTAATTTGATTAGGAATTGATCATCAATCTTATTCTTACCTGTGTACTGACAGGCAAACTCTTCCCTGTTAAAGTGTCTTAACATATCGTTAATGTTATTAATCATTGACAACTTCTCCCTCTAATGGGTCTTGCTGTTCATTACCAGAGATAACAGTGGTTTCACCACCTACTCCAGTGATAGAGATGTTGATAGCACTACGACCACCACTACCTCCTTTCTCCTTCTCAAAGTAACTGATAGGTAACATCCTATCCATTACCAACTTCCATGCCGCTGACTGATTCTTATGATCGTTGTCAAGAGCCGCATCAAAGATTGCATCCATCACTTTGCGTGACTTTGGGGACGCAAGCATCCTAGCTTTATAGTCGTTGATGATTGAAGCATCACCTTTGGGGCGACCTACCCCTTTTCTATTACCTGTTGTTTTAGACACTACAGATTTCTTTGGTGGCCGACCCTTCCGCTTCGCGGCTGTGGCTGACCTATCTATTTCTTTACTCAAAGTATTCCCCTTAGTTATCTTAAGGATACTTAAGTAGAGTTTAGTTATTTTCTTTAATTATTAATAAAAGTAAAATACTATAGTTTACTTAAGGTACTTAAGGCGCGGATGGTTTCCTTTAACTAACTTAGTATACTTGATATTATAGCACAGATCAGTCTAAAAGTCAAGCATTATTTTCTATATTTACTAAATTATATTGAGTACACCCAAGCCCCCTTGTGTGTCAACCTGTGTGTCCCTTAACTGCTTGTGTCAATACCAAAGGGCCACCTGTGTTTTCCTTATGTAATTCAAGGACTTAGGTATACTTAAGGATACACCCCCTTTTTCCTAATTTACTCCTTTTTTGTATGCCAGAGGGTACTGTAACAATCCTGCGATTGCCCCACGCCCCCCCGCCCCCAAAGTTATCCACAGGTTATACATGAGTTATCCCCAGTATCCACGGCCTGTGCATAAGTTATCCACAGGTTATACACAAGGCTCCATGTTGGCACGGGTATTGCATGGGTAAAGTGTGAGTATGCCATAGGATACCTATAGAGCCACATGCATACATCATGCCAAGTAACCATAAGTTTATATTATGATAGACACAAGATCATCATTGATAGTTATATGTTTATAGATGGCTCTGTATTGCGTTCTAAGCGTGTTTGTCCTTGGTCTATATAATGGCATAGGTAAGTAGTCGATCGTACAAATTAGGCCACAGCCCAGTAGTGGCGCGGTGTTCAGCCTATCTATAAAATAAGTTAAAATAAATGTATATAATTGCTTGACTCATACACTTATACGCCTATAATAGGCACAGGCAACGGGGGAACGGCTCCCCAGATTGATACCTAGCTTCAGCAGTTACCACGGTAGCTTATAGGCTGAAGACGAAGGAGAAAGTCCCTGAAGCCCTCCGCAATAGCGGTTTGAACTCTCAGCTTATTAGCCGTGGCAATAGTGAGACAGACGACCATACTAGGTGGACAGAGTAACCAAGATTAAAAATGGTTATGGCGGGAAGTAGCTTTAGGGCGAAGGTGTACCGTTAAGCAGTACCATATTTAATCGGCGGTTATTCACTGGAAATACTAGACAACTGGTGTTTGCATTGAATAACTAAAGGTATTTCAAAATGAAGAAAACAAACAAGATAAAACACTTTAAGCATTCATATTCAGAGTTATCTAAAGTGGGTGTTAAATATTACAAGGATACAAACTTTTGTACAGTTATTGGCTTAGCTGTAGCATGTGACCTGTCATTCGGTAAGGCTAGGGCAATCGCAGAGCGTACAGTTAAAAGAGTTAAGGGTCGCGGTCTTTCACAGTGGGACATTCATAAACTCTATCAGTCAATGGGTAAACAACTAACCCATGTTCCTAATGTTTACGGTGCTACACTGGGAACCGTAGCCAACCATGCCCCAATGTCAGGTCGTTATATGTTCTTAACTAGAAGCCACTGTGCTGTTAGCCGTGATGGAGTCCTTGAGGATTGGAGTGCGAAAGGTAGTAGACATAGAGTAAGGATGTGTTATAAAATTGAAGACTTAAAGTAGTTAAATTGGTAGCATTGGTTTATATCAGTGCTACTTCTTGTAACTATTTAAACAACTGAGGTAATACAAAATGAAACCAACAGTATACGATATAAAGCAATCCCTAGCACTTGGCTCTCATTTCTTTAGCCGTGACACTTTGCGCTTTTTTGGTCAGACCATGTCTAGTTTTAAGACTGACTGGCACAATAAAGATAAAGGCATTGTAAGAATATACGCGCCTATGAGAGACCATACAGGCCAAAGAATGGGAACAACAGAAAGATTTGTTGATATTAATACTTTTATGGAGGTGACAGCATGAAGACTAGAGAGCAATGGCAAGCAGAGACCAAGGTTATCAGAGATATGGCCGAACTAATTTGGAAAACTAGCATCCCGTTTGAAGAGAGATACCTAGCAAGCAATGATTTCCTATCTGAGCAGTGCGGTCTTTGGGAGCAACAGTTGATGAGTACCTATAACGAAATGATCGACATGGCGTTTGATCGTGATCTTGAGAACGAAGACTATCCAACAGTTGAGGAGATGACAGCATGATAAACTGTAGAGAATACAGCGACAACGAACTAGCGCTACACGTACTTAATGATGAGTATTTTATGTCAGAGATAGAGCATCAGGAGTATTTATTAGCCTTAGTCGCTGAAGAATTCCAATATACTCCTGTACAATTTGACGTACTAATCAAAGCACTAGCAGAGATAGAGCATTGAGTAGTAAGCACCACAAAGCCTTTAATTTACATTCTAAGGCTTTCTAGTGTTTATTAGTAGGGTAGCATAGCCTAACCCATGAAATAGGCTTAGAATTGACTATATGAGGTTTTAAGGTATGAATAATAACAGAGAGCCAGAAAGTGACTTATGGGCGTGGTTGGGTGTAGCAGGGTTAAGCCTCTGTTATGTAATTTTAGGAACTATTGATTATTGGAGTCTATAAAATGGAAATTGAAGGATTGACACAAAAGGAAATAGTGAAGGCACAGTTTGACGCCCTCGCTCGCTTAGGGGATGAGAGAACCTATGCTCAGAACTTGCTATATGACAAAGTAAGGCGCGAACACTTAGCCAATGTACATATGGAGGGCTTAGAGAGTGTCTATGCTTGCAGACCTTTCACAGAACATTCTAAGCAGGTAATGCGTGATAAAGCAGTCTCATTTATGGCTAATGTTTATGGAGTGAATTTATGAACTGGCGAATTGGTAAAAATACGCTGTCAATAGAACTCAGGAACGGTACAGGTATAGATATAGAGTTCGTGGATTCTAGGGCAGTATGGACGGTAAACGAAAATGATCCTTTCAGTTTACAGGCAATGCCCTTTAGTGGTACAATAATATTGTTACCATTACTGGTCATATCTTTTGGCTATGTCTATAAGGTGGAGGAAATTGACAATGAGTAGAATAAAGGAACGCTTGATCGGGTATGAAGGAGGCGATGATAACGACATCAGACCCATTACCCGATTGATTGATGAGATGGTTGACTATGAAATGTTAGCCATGACATTACAGGAGGCGCACCAACGCGCAGAGGATAGCGTCAGGGCTTACTACAACACCCTGACAGCCAAAGAGTTTTTAGACCAACATAAGAGGGCTTTCAGCCATGAGTAGATGCAAAGCGTGTGACGTTATAATGAATGAGTTTGAGATGAGAAGGATTGACAGAGCGACAGGTGACTACTCTGAGTTATGCTCAGATTGCCTGTCAGCATCCAATGAGGCAACACAGGACAGCCCTATGCATACGATTCTTGATGATGTTGTCAATCCCTTTGAATTCCTAGCGGACATGGAGGAGCAATAGTAGTATTGATTTGATGAATAATGGGTATAACTTTGAATGATTAAGGTTATGCCCTAATTCATGTTATACTATACTTATGTATTAAAGGAAAATATTTAATATATAATTATAGTATTAACCAAACGATTCTTAAGTTATACATAAGGGTCATTCACTAAGCTAGAAAAAAGAGGTAGTAACTATGGCAGTATTAGAAGGTCTATTAGCATTTGAAAACTTGGAAGAGCATGAGATGTATCAGGGTCAATCAACAGGTAAGTTCTCTGTTGTCCTAACCTTGGACGATTCAACTGCTGACGAGTTGGAAGGCAAAGGCGTTAAGTTGCGTGAGTATGAAGGCGCAAAGCAACGGAAGTTCTCAACTAAGTACAGTGTCCCTGTGCTTGATGCAGAAGGAGGTTCATTCAAGGGACGTATTGGCAGAGGGTCTAAGGTTCGTGTCCTGTATGCAGAGGGACAGCCTCATCCTGTACACGGTACTTCAGTCTATCTCAACAAGATCAAGGTCTTAGAGCAAGCTGAAGATACTGGTGGAGAGGACTTCTAAATGACATCCTCGTTTGTCCGACATGAGCCATGCCCCAAGTGTGGCTCAAAGGATAACTTGGCGAGGTACTCCGATGGTCACGCCACCTGTTTTTCAGGTGGTTGTGACTACTACGAGAAAGGTAACGGTCAGGTTATAGAACAAGCAACACAAAGAAAAGCGAGGCATTTGGAAATGACAGGAACAGTAGCGGCAATCCCCGATAGGAGAATAAGCCAAGAGGTGGCTAAGAAGTACGGAGTCACCGTTGAGTTTGCCCCTGATGGGAAGGTCAGTAAACATCACTACCCATACCACGACAAGGACTCAGGTGCAGTGTTAGGCACTAAGGTACGCATTGTGGACAACAAGAACTTTTATGCTACAGGAGAATTTAATAATGTTGGGTTGTTCGGTCAACAGGCTTTCAAGGGTGGCGGTAAGTACATTACGGTCACAGAGGGCGAGGCAGACGCACTTGCAGTTCACGAAATGTTTGACGGAAAGTGGCCTGTTGTCTCCATTAGAAGTGGCTCAAGCGGAGCATCAAAAGACATTAAAGAAAACCTTGAGTGGTTAGAGTCCTTTGAAAACGTAGTCATTTGTTTTGATGCAGATAAAGCAGGACAGTTGGCGGCTAAGTCTGTCCTTGATTTGTTCACCCCTAACAAGGCAAAGAATGTCGTATTGTCCATGAAGGACGCAGGGGATATGCTCAAGGCTAACAAGGTCACAGCCTTTGTTCGTGAGTGGTGGAACGCTAAGTCATATCAGCCTGATGGAATCATTGCAGGTAATGAGACTTGGGATTTAATCATCAAGCAATCCGATGTCAAGTCCATACCCTATCCTTGGGCTTGTCTGAATGAGTACACCTATGGCTTCCGTCCGCGTGAGTTAGTCACAATCACTAGTGGTAGCGGCATGGGTAAGTCTCAGATGGTACGTGAGTTAGAGCATTACTTGCTAGGTGCTACGGAGGACAACATAGGCATCCTAGCGTTGGAAGAGGACATACCTAAGACAGCATTAGGCATCATGTCCATTGAAGCTGAGAAGCAACTACATCTTAACCAGACTATCTCTGAGGAAGAGAAGAAGAGTTATTGGGATAAGACGTTAGGCTCTGGCCGAATCTATATGTTTGATCACTGGGGTTCTACTAATGAGGACAACCTACTTGGGCGCATACGTTATATGGCTAAAGGGTTGGACTGCAAGTGGATCATCCTTGATCACCTTAGCATTGTGGTTAGCGATCAGGACAATGGGGACGAGCGTAAAGCCATCGACAGCATTATGACTAACCTTAGAAAGCTAGTTCAAGAGACAGGTGTAGGGCTATTCCTAGTATCACACTTGCGTAGACCTAGCGGCTCAAAGGCGCATGAAGATGGCGGTAAGATTAGTTTGGGAGAACTACGTGGTTCAGCGGCTATTGCACAGCTAAGTGATATGGTCATTGGACTTGAACGAGATCAGCAACACGCTGACCCTGAGACACGGAACACCACAACAGTTCGTGTACTCAAGAACAGATTTGTTGGACTCACTGGTGCGGCTTGTTACCTTTACTATGATAAAGAGACAGGTCGGATGATTGAAACTAGTTGCCCTATGGGTGAAGAATCGGAGTTTTAATATGGCTAATAGAGTTGGACAGTATTATATCTCAGAGACAGACATAGCAGACCCTGTTATGATTGACGAAACAATTAATGAACTTAAGAGTCTAGGTAAGAATAAAGTTTATCCTTATGGGGCAGGACAGGTGTGCTTTCACCATAGAAAGTGTTACTTTTTTATATCACCCCATACGATGAAGTGGGCGCCAAGACACAAAGCTAATCAGAAATGGTATAGGGGCTATAATAACATCCCTGAGATTTTAGAGTCTATTAATGGATGGTGTGATTATAGAGATAGAAAACAGAAGGGGCTTTAATGAAACAGTTTGTACTTGACATTGAAGCCAATGGGCTTGACCCTGATACAGTATGGTGTATTGTTGTGCGACAGATAGGACACGATGATTCCTTAACTTGGTCGGGAGATAGACTACCTGAATTTATAACTTGGTTACAACTACAGGACGAGTGCGAACTAATTGGTCACAACCTTATAGGATATGATATACCTGTACTGGAGAAACTACTAGCGGTAGACTTTAGCAAGTGTAAAATAACTGACACACTGGTAATGTCCCGACTAGCTAATCCGTCAAGAGAGGGTGGTCATTCCTTAGATAACTGGGGTTCTATACTTAATTGCCCCAAAGGAGATCATAATGTTTGGGATGTTTTTTCGTATGATATGTTGGAGTATTGCATACAGGACGTTAGAGTTAATGCGTTGGTGTACCAGAGATTACTTTCTGAGCTTAGAGGCTTTGAGTCTGAAAGTATTGATCTTGAGCATCAAGTACAAAGCATTGTTACTCAGCAGATTAAACAGGGGTGGCTCTTAGACCAAGAGAAAGCTTATCATTTACTGGCTACATTAAAGGAGAAAAAGAACGACCTTGAAGATGAAGTGCATCAGGTTTTCAAACCGTTACCGACATTTGTCAAAGAGATTACGCCCAAGTTTAAGAAGGATGGTACGCAATCGGTTGTTGGACTCAAGTTTCTTGGTGATAACTGGGAGGAAGCGGTAGCACCCTTTAGTCGCATAGATTTCCCTGTGTTTAATCTAGGTTCAAGACAGCAGATAGGTAGACACCTACAGTATTATGGGTGGAAGCCTAAGCAATTCACTGAGACAGGACAGGCCATCGTTGATGAGGCAGTGCTAGGTACAGTGAAGGGCATACCACAGGCCGCTTTGATAGCTGAGTATCTTATGATACAGAAGCGTGTGGCTCAGGTTCAGAGTTGGTTAGAGGCTGTTAAAGAGGACGGTAGAGTACATGGCTACGTTAATCCTAACGGAGCAGTGACAGGACGTATGACTCATTCCAGTCCTAACATGGGACAAGTACCTGCGGTTTACTCACCGTATGGTAAGGAGTGCAGGGACGTATGGACAGTACCAGAAGGTTACAAACTTGTAGGCATGGACGCAAGCGGTCTTGAGTTACGGATGCTTGCACATTACATGAATGACGAGGGCTATACAAATGAAATTCTCACAGGAGATATTCACACGGCAAATCAGTTGGCTAGCGGCCTTGAAACTAGAGATCAAGCAAAGACTTTCATATACGCTTTCCTTTATGGGGCAGGAGATGCCAAGATCGGAAGTATCGTTGGAGGAACTGCAAAGGATGGTAAACGACTTAAGGAAAAGTTCCTTGGCAATACGCCTTCTCTTGGAAGACTACGAGAACGAGTTGCAGTGGCATCTGGAAGAGGTTATGTTCTTGGATTGGATGGGCGAAGGGTCTATGTACGGTCACAACACGCGGCACTGAACACTTTGTTGCAGTCCGCAGGGGCTATTGTTATGAAGAAAGCCTTGTGTTTGTTGGATGAGTACGCAACTAAGTGGAACATTAACTATAACTTTATAGGAAACATACACGATGAAATCCAGACAGAGGTTAGAGAAGAGAAATCAGAGGTTTTCGGAAGACTTGCAACCAGTTGTGTCGAAGCCGCAGGAATCCACTACAAACTTAACTGCCCCCTCGCAGGGGAGTTTAAAGTTGGAGATAGTTGGGCGGACACCCACTAGAGATTGTATTGATTGTGGTACAGGGCTTGTTCTGGGAGAGAACTGGACAGAAGCTAGGGATAGACAGGGTAAGTATGTTTGTAAACCTTGTTGGCATATGAGAGACTCTCAACGTATGTGGGTTAATGGTAAACATATTTCCAAGTCACACCCCCTGTACAAAGCAGGGAGATACAAAGGGTTTGAGGAAGCGGCCTTTAGTTCCTTGGAGAACTACAAGGAGAGTGCGGAAGGTGAGGTATACATTATCACCAACAAAGCTTGGGATGGTTGGGTCAAAGTAGGCATGGCTGTGGATGCGGAGGACAGGCTAAAAAACTATCAAACCTCTTCCCCTTTCAGAGATTATGTGTTATACTATAGTTATAAGACTGATGATAGACGTAAGGCTGAATCTACAGCCCACTCAAAACTAGAGCAGTTGTTTGAAAGGAATAACGAGTGGTTCAAATGTACACCACAGGAAGCCAAAGGGGTTTTACATGAACAACAACAAGACAACGGATAACTTGGTGCAAGACATCTACGATTTAATGATCAGCAAGGACGCTGATTCATCGGTAGACGTTGAGGCAGAGATAGATAAGTTTGGTGAGGGTGTTAAGGCTCTTATGCGTACAGAGTTTGGACAGGAAAAGCGTAAGGATAACCGTAAGCTACGCCTGTCTAACATCGGACGCACTGACAAGTACCTATGGAATCATGTCAACGGTACTGAGGGCGAAGACATTCTACCGCACACTTATGTGAAGTTTATGTACGGTCACTTGATTGAGGAGATGTTGTTATTCCTTACTCGCATGGCAGGACATAGTGTAACTGACGAACAAAAGGTATGTAAAGTTGAAGGAATCGTGGGTCACATGGACTGCAAGATTGACGGTGTTGTTACTGATGTTAAGTCAGCAAGCAGTTATGGGTTTAAGAAGTTCAAGGATGGATCGCTTGCCTTTGACGATCCCTTTGGTTATATTGATCAGATCAAAGCCTACGCTCACTCAGAAGGAGACAGGAAGTTCGGATGGTTAGCTATGGACAAAGCCAACGGACACCTGACCTACCTCAAGTACGACTTGGATGATAAGGATGCTAGAGTTTACGATTCGCTGTCTCAAGATATAGCAGAGAGAGTACGCCATGTAAAAAAGCTAGTAAAGTCTTCAGAACCAGAGTTACTTTGCTACGAGCCTTTGCCCGATGGCAAGTCAGGAAACTTAAAACTCTCTGTTGGTTGCTCTTACTGTCAGTTCAAAAAACATTGCTACCCAGACTTAAGAGTATTCAATTATTCCTACGCTCCTAAGTTTCTTTGTAAAGTAGTTAAGGAACCTAACGTACAGGAGATCATACTAGATGAAGAAGGTTTTTAGATCGGGACTTGAGTCTGCTCTTTACGATGTTCTTAATAAAGAGTTTAAGTATGAGCCTTACAAGCTACCTTACATTATACGTAAGAACTATCTTCCAGACTTTGTACATGAAGACAAGAAGATACTGATTGAGGCTAAGGGTTACTTTAGAGTAGGGGACACACAGAAATACACATCCATAAGAGATTCTATCGGAGATTGGGAGTTAGTATTTGTGTTGTCAGACCCTAACAAGAAAGTAAGGAAGGGCAGTAAATTAACTATGGGGCAGTGGTGTGATAAGGAAGGCTTCTCTCATTTCACTGTAAAGACAAGCAAAGAGTTACTGAAGTATGTGAGGAATAAAAATGTCACTAACACTTGAGGAATTAAAGGAAGAAGTAATAAGGGAGTACGATGTTGTTCTGTTGTGTGAAGTGTTAGACATAACCCCTGAAGATATTTTGGAAGCTTTTGAAGATCGTTTAATCATTAATAGAGATAAATTCACAGAGGATACTGAAGATGAGACTTAATGACGCAACTCCTGCTGATTGGGATAGGGTAGCTAAGGAACATCCTGCTATAGACCCTAATGATAGTGTAACATTAAAGCCTTATACGGACATGGCGATGGAAGAGGCTCACAAGATGATATTAAAGGAAAGTTGTACTCAAGACCTTGATTGGGGAGAGGATGTGATCAACAGACCTATACACTACAACACAGGAAACATTGAGTGTATAGAAGCCATTGAAGAGTCCATGTCCTCAGCAGGTTTTAAGGGCTATCTCAAGGGCAACTGTATGAAGTACCTTTGGCGTTATGACTACAAGGGTAAGAGGGGAGAGGACTTACGGAAAGCACAGTGGTATTTAAACAAGCTTACAGAGAAAATAGAAGAGGAGAACACTTAATGGATCAGTATCAGCAGTTTATACATAAGTCTCGCTACGCACGTTGGATGCCTGAAGAGAAACGTAGAGAGACTTGGGAGGAGACAGTACAGCGTTATGTGGACTTCTGGGTCAACCGTGGACAGCTTGACAAGAAGACAGCCAAACGACTGTACAACGGAATACACAGCTTAAAAGTAATGCCCTCAATGCGATGTATGATGACAGCAGGGGAAGCCTTAGACAAAGACAATGTAGCAGGATTTAACTGTAGCTACTTACACATAGACTCACCTCGTAGCTTTGATGAGTTGATGTATGTTTTGATGTGTGGTACTGGTGTAGGCTTTAGTGTTGAGCGTAACTTCATCAACAAGCTACCTGTAATTGCTGAGTCCTTCCATAAAACTGACAGTATGATTGTTGTTTCCGACAGTAAGATTGGTTGGGCATCTGCATTCCGTGAGTTGCTAGCTATGTTGTACGCAGGTAAAGTACCTCAGTGGGATGTAAGTAAAGTAAGACCTGCGGGAGCAAGGCTTAAGACATTCGGTGGTAGAGCAAGCGGCCCTGAGCCTTTGGTAGATTTGTTTAACTTCTGTATAGAGGTGTTCACCAAGGCCACAGGACGCAAGCTGACATCCATTGAGTGTCACGACATCTGCTGTAAGATAGCTGACATTGTAGTGGTGGGTGGTGTACGTAGGTCTGCTTTGATTAGCCTGTCCAACCTATCCGATCCTCGCATGGCTAAGGCTAAGATGGGTGATTGGTGGCGCAGTGAAGGACACCGTAGACTAGCTAACAACAGCGTAGCGTACACAGAGAAGCCTGACTTTGAGTCCTTCCTGTCTGAGATGCAGAATATGTACGAGTCTAAGGCAGGTGAGCGTGGTATCTTTAGTAGAGTTGCGGCACAGAAGATAGCCGCTAGGAATGGACGTAGAGACGCAGAGCAGGACTTCGGGACTAACCCTTGCAGTGAGATCATATTACGCAGTAATCAGTTCTGTAATCTGTCTGAGGTGGTTGTACGTGCTAACGATACCAAAGCTACCCTCAAGGAAAAAGTAGAACTGGCGGCTATTATAGGGACACTACAGGCTACTCTGACTGACTTCAGGTATCTACGTAAGTTGTGGCAGAGAAACACAGAGGAAGAGGCGTTGCTTGGTTTAAGCTTGACAGGCATTATGGATCATAAGGTCTTAAGTAATGACACAGCGTCAGCAAAGTGGTTGGAGGATTTAAAAGATGTGGCAATCAAAACTAATAAAGCTTGGGCAAACAAGTTGGGAATCAACCAGTCAGTGGCTATTACGTGCGTTAAGCCTAGTGGTACTGTGTCTCAGTTGGTCGATAGCGCTAGTGGCATTCACCCTAGGTTTTCTAAGCATTACATTAGAAGAGTTCGTTCAGACGCGAAAGACCCGCTTGCACAGTTCATGTCAGCAGGAGGATTCCCTGTAGAGCAAGACATTATGTCCCCTGCATCCTTAGTCTATAGCTTTCCTGTAAAGTCCCCAGAGACTAGTGTTACAGTCAAACAGGTGGGTGCAATGGAACAGCTTAAGTTATGGAAGGCTTACCAGAACCACTGGTGTGAACATAAGCCAAGCATCACTGTTTATTATACAGACGATGAGTTCTTGGAGGTTGCTCAGTGGATTTGGAATAACTTTGACTTGTGTAGTGGGATTAGTTTGTTGCCAGTTAGTGATCATGTGTATCAGCAAGCTCCTTATGAAGACATCAGCGAGGAGAAGTATCAGGAGTTAGTACAGCAGATGCCTGTGGGTGTTAATTGGAATGACCTTGAACATTTTGAACAAGAGGATAATACTACAGGTTCTCAAGAGTTAGCGTGTACTGGAGGAGCGTGTGAGATAGTGTAGAGTTATAACAAGTTATAAAACTAAAGCCCTTTAGGTTTCCCTAGAGGGCTTTTTTATTTATATTGTTTTACCAAATAAACCTAACTGGCCTGATTTATTAGGACGAGGAGGCTGTCCTGTCTTACTTGTTCTTGATGGTAATTGCTCTTTTTGTTGTCTTTTTTCTTCTCTAAGACCTATAGCTTTTTCTATGGCGTTTGTAGTATTAGTAACAGTAGTAAGAAAAGTAGTAACATTCATAAGAGTTTCGTTTGGTGTTCTTCCTTTTAAGTTTTTAATACCAGAAGCCCATCTAGGGTCTATCAAAACACGTATCATACCATTATCAGATTTTAACATACCTCTTAGTTTAATAGCGGCCGCCCCTACTTGTCCTAATCCACCAGTTCCTTGCATAGCAATATCATCGCTTGTTTGAGCTATTTTTTTAGCTATGCTAGCATCTCCAAAAATGTGTTGCATGACTAACGATAAATCAGCTACTGTATTCGCGGCATCAGGTGAAGAAGGTTTTAACATGGCAATAAGCTCTTCTCTTTTTTTCTTGTCCTTAAGAACAGTATCATAAAACTTTTTAGGGTAGTCTCCAACAGAAACAGTATCATCTACAGCGTTTTGCAACATACTAACCACTTTAGCGCGTTGGCCTTGTATCTTCATATCAGCATAGCCAGAAACTTTATTTTTTAATACTTGAGATAAAGCCTTACGTTGATTTTGTATGATAGCTCTTTGTTTTTTTCCTGCGGTAGTAGATATATCAGAACCTTTATCTAAGACCTGATCTAAATTATCTACTAACATATCTAAAAACCCAACATTATTAAAAGAAATGTCTCCTTCAATACCTAAGTCTCTTTTTAATTTGTTTATAGACTCTAAAGAAAGAACTTGTTCATTTGTTCTTTTAGTTGGCTTTGTCTTTAAAGCTGTTTTATATTTAACAAACTGGCTTTGTAGTAAAGGACTAGCCTTAAGAATTTTATTTAACTCTTCAGTATCCAAAGTTTTTCTGTAGACTTCTTGTCTAGTTTTTTTCCAACGTGCCTCATCTAATTTACTTAAAAAAGGTGGAGGAGCGATACCGTTGCCGTCACTTGTAGGAGTAAACTTAGCCCCTGCATACTGTAAATCTTGATCTCCCACGCGTTGTAATTTTAATATGTTTTCAGTTAAATCGTCATTTCTTTGCGATATAAAAGCAGCAAGTTCGCCTCTAGTCGCTTCATTTATGTTTAATTGTCTTTGTCCATGTATTAAAAGAAGATCATTAGTGGCTTCTGAGGGAGTTACAGTTATTCCTAATCTTTGAGCCGCCTCTAAAACTTGTTTAGTTTCTTCTTTTGTTAAAGACTCTACAACATTAGGAGAATCTACCGTTAGTTTTTGTAATTTAGCTTTCTCTAAAAATCTTTTACTAGCTATTCCACCATCAAGAATTCCTTGCAGAGGTACTCCTAAAGCGACACCTAACATAATATTAGAGGCTCTTTGTGTAGAACCGCCTTCAGTGAATTCCATTCCTCCACTTATTCCCCCAAGTTTACCGCTTTGTACTAATCTTCCCATAAGTGATGGTGCGCTTTTTGTCGGAGATACGGCTAAAGAAGGAAACACCTGACCTAGTAGGAGAGATAATGATGAAGGTTTTTCACCAGTTAATTCTTCCCTATATTGAGAATATAAATCTTGTCTTGCTATTTCAGGTTCTGTTATATGTTGACTTATAAACTTTTCTCTATCTTCCATAGTGAAAAAGTCTTCACCTAACAACCAATTAAGCCCTACAGGAGGCAATGTAGCCACTTCTGAAGCCAACTGTGCAACACCCACTACACCAGTATTCATCCCTGAAACAAAATCCATAGATGTGGCAGAAATAGGTTTTAGCAGATTTTCAACAGGGTCTGAAACAAGACCAACAACTTTTTGAATAGGTGATCTAGGGTCTCCTGTTAGTTCGTCTCGTTTTATCGCAGAAGAAAGTTGTTCAGGTTCTTCATTACCAATTTTAGTAAACAGTAAATTGCGTTCTTCTTGTGTAAGAGCCATTATTTTGCCACCGTGTAATCACCGTTGTTAAGCCTAATAGTTATTAATTTACCAATATTTTTTCTAGCTTCTAAATTAACTAAAGCTTTTTGTTCCTTAGTGGGTTTCCAATTAGGATTATTAGATGTTTTTTTCATTTCCTCAAGCCGATCTTTAACTATTTCTTGTTTAATCTGTTCAACTGTCATCCCTTTACCTTTTTTAGTAAGAAACACTGGCCCTTTGCCTTTATTAGGTAAGTAAAGCTGACTAAATAAATTAAAGTTTTCTTTAACAGTTTCAAAATTAGATACAACTGTTTCCGTTTTATCTAAAGGGTCTACATCTATTGTAAAACCGCTAGTTCTTGGAAAATCTTCAGTGTATTTTCTCCAAGCACTGTCAAAGCCAGTTAAAGATTGTGTTTCCTCTAGCCACGCTCTTTGAGCTTCTGATCTGTTTAAATCAGACTCTAAACTAGCCTCTAAAAAGTTTACAAGTGCTTGAGCTTGGTTTGATGTTTGGCTAGGATTAGCGGTGTTTTTTGTTATTTCAGTGTTTTCTAAATTAGAAATAGCTCCTTTTTGAGCTTCTAATAATAATGCTTTAAGTCTTTTAGACAGCGAGTTGTAAGTCAATGTAGCATCTACTGTAGGGTCTAAAGTTCCTACATCAAGCCCTGCTTTACTGCCTATACTGTATAAAGTTTGGTTTATAGTTGCCAGTGGAACAGACCCTGTTCCAAAGTCTACTTCATTTGACAGTTCTTTCATTTGAGTTACAATAGGAGCATACTGTGAATAACGATCCACTGCTTTTTTTCCTGTATCTGCTATGCGTTTCACATCTGCTTCGTATAGCGATTTTTTTGTAAATAAATCAAATTCTTCTTTTGGACTAAGAATTACTTTTTTAGGAGGTTGTTCAGGTTGTGCTAGATTAGTCAATATTTTAATACCTCCTTCTAAGGCAATAGTACTTCCTGAGCCTTGTTCAGCAATAATAGCCTCTGCTACTTTAGCATAACCTAGTTTACGTACCTGTTCTGCAATACCTTGCCTTCTTTCATAAGAAGAATCTAATTTTGCTTCTGATGCATCCCTTTGTCTCTTCTGTTGAGCAAAGGCCGCCACTAACTTAGGTGTTTGAGCAGGATTAATTGAATTGACAAGCTGAAGTATCTTAGGTTGGTCGTTTGGATCGTTTATGTCCAAGTTTGCCATCATAGCCTGTGCTTTCTCAGCAGTAGTTCTAGTGTCTGAGCCTGTCATTGCGCCTATGCCTCTGCGTAAACCTGTTGCAAACTTTTGTCCTTGTTGCAACATACGCTGTTCATAGGTGGACGGAATAGCCGCTTGTGCCTGTGGTTGTAATAGCTGAGAAGTCAGCATACCTTGTAAATCTGTTGGGTTAGCCATCTCTACTCTCCTCCGTCATAATCATAATAATCATCATACTCGTCCATTTCATCCTCTAAATCAGAATAAACAGGATTACCTATCCAATCAGGAAGCCAATCATATTCTCCACCACTACCTCCAAAAAATTTTTCTAATAAACCACCACCAAAGCTTCCAGTTGTTGGGTTTTGTGCGCCTAACACACTTTGTAACGTAGAAGCTAACTGCTGTTGTCTCAGTTCATTAGCTAACTGGCTTCCCTGCATTAAGGACTCAATACCTGCCGTACCAAGCTGTGCCTGTAGGTCAGCACCTTGTAGCCTTCCTAAGCTTGAGAACTGTGCAGGTACTTGGCTTTGTCTTAGCATCTCAAGGGCTTGCTGTTGTGGCGTATAACCTGCCTGTAGCATTCCTGAGCCTAAGCCTAGTCTTCCTTGCTGTAGTGCTTGTTGTATCTGTGCGCTAGACATATCAGAACGCTGTAGATTTAATAGGTCTTCTAGTTGCTGTCTACCCATTGTGTTACTTGCTTGTGTCCCTGTAAGACCTAAGTTAGCTAAGGTAGTACCTCGTCCAATACCTGCGGTCTCAAGATCAGAAGCCATACCTGCAAGATTACCTGCTGTTGTACCTGCGGTAGTAGCACGAGACAGTCCTTCACTTTGCAACTGTGATTCAATCTGCTCTGCACTTAAACCTAAGGTAGACAACTGTGTTGCCCTTGCTTGTGAGGCTGAGTCAAGATCAGACATAATTCCTGCCATCTGTCCTGCCGCTTGCGTTGTTTGCAAGCCTCTGGACAATCCTTCACTTTCTAGCTGAGACTGTATCTGATCAGCACTTAGACCTAGCTGAGATAATTGTGTTGCTCGTGACTGTGCCGCAGATTCTATATCTGAGGAAGTACCTGCGAGTCCTGTAGTAAGTCCTGTTAATGCTTGTGCTGTACTAATTCCTTGCTGTTGCTCTGTCAAAGCTTGCTGTCTAGCTGACAGACCTGCACGAGCCATTGCTTCCTGACGAGCAGTTTCCATAGCTAAGAGTTCTGGGGAAGCTCCACCATAAGCGGCAGATGAAACACCAGTACGTCCTTGAGCCAACATACGCTCCTCTAAAGCTAAACGCTGACGTTCTTCTTCAGGAGTCTGTGTTGCTCTAATAGACTGATAGATGTCAGCTTGTCTCTCCTCTGGTGACATAAGCAAGCCTTGTCCCGCCTGACCTGCTAGTCCTGCGTACTGTGAACGTAAAGCCTCTATGTCTGTAGGAGCAGACACATCGCCTAAACCTGCACTACCTAAACCATAAGCTTGAGTGGCTAAGTCTGTAGGTAAAGTGCTTGCAGAGTCTTGTAATCTACTTCCTGCTTGTGAGGTAAGTAAACCCTGTAAGTCTCTAAAACCTTCCTGTCCTTGACCATACTGACCTAAACCTTGACTACCTAGTTGTAGTGCTTGGTCTCCTAATCCACCAATAGCTTCATTAGGTTGCTGACCTAAGTAACTACCAACTTGTCCTGCAAATTGACCACGTAGTTGATTAAGGTCATAAGGCTGTCCTGCCCTTCCAAACTGTTCCTGTGCGCCTGAGATACCTGCTTGAGTTAAACCTTCCAAACCAGTAGGTTGACCGTACTGTCCTAGTGATTGACCAAACAGACCACCCATTGCTCCACGCTGTGCGGCTAAAGAAGGATCATAGTCACCTACCTGTCCAAAGAACTGACCTGCCTGTCCCAGTGCTTGCTCTTGCATTGCTCGTTGAGCAGGGCTTAGGTTTACGTTATAACCGCCTCTAGGATCAGTCTCTACTTGAGCAAGATTACTTGTAACCGTGTAGGGTTTAAACTTAGAACCTTCAGCCGCACGTTGGCCTACTTGTTCAGCTAAATTAAAACCTGCTTGTCCTGAACCATAAGCGGCATCTATTCCTTCTCTGCCTCCATAATACTGACCAAAGCTTCCTAAAATGTCTTGTAAAGAACCTCCAGTAAATAAACTTCCTAAACCCAACAATCCCATTCCTGTGTCTAAGCCACCAGTGCTAGGGGACATTCCTGAGTAGTCTAATCCTCCTCCTCCTTGGCCTGTAGGTGTTTGACCATAAGTATTAGCACCACCAGAGGTATCAAAGTACCCACCTGTGTTGTTACCGTTAGTTAGTACAGGGTCGTTAGCTATGCCTGTTGGCGGTTCTGAAGGAATATAGTCGTTATAGTCGTACCTTAATTCCTGTAGTGGTGTCTCATCATACCTCAGTTCTGGTACGTCCTGTCCTGTAAAACCAAAGTTATTACCACCACCGCCTTGTGATGGCACTCTAGATACTAAACCGCTAGGTGTAGGAATCCTACCATTATCCTGAAAAGC